TCTCGAAAATTTATGCAAAAATATTCTTCAACCAGTTAGAGACTATTTTTTATTACCTGTTTATATTTCTTCAGGTTATCGCAGTCCTGACCTTAATGCAAGGATTGGTGGAAGCAGGACTTCTCAACATTGTGTAGGTCAAGCTGCTGATATAGAAATATTTGGTATAAGTAATCAAGAGCTGTCTGATTGGATTGCAGATAATTGTGAATATGATCAATTAATATTAGAATTTCATGATGGTGTTGATCCTAATTCAGGATGGGTGCATGTATCATATAATGAAGATAGTAATAGAAAAAAATATATTAGAGCAGATAAAAATGATGAAGGAAAGGTAGAGTATACATTCGTATGATAGGTAGAGGACAAATGAGGAAACAAATAGAAAACCCTCCTCAAAAAAGAAAATGGTCTAAAAAAAGAAAAAGTAAAATAAATTGTAAAAGGCCAAAAGGATTTAGTGAGAAGGCACATTGTGCAGGCAGAAAAAAGCGTAGAGTATAGACATATTAAACGTGAAGGTTTAAAATAAAATTAGGAGTTATTATGACAAAATTATGTGCAAGAGGAAAAGCAGCTGCTAAGAGAAAATTTAAGGTCTACCCCAGTGCGTATGCTAATGCGTATGCATCTAAAATATGTGCGGGAAAAATTAAAGACCCTAGTGGTGTTAAAAGAAAAGATTTTAAAGGACCAAAACCAGCCAAAACAGGAGGTGTTATGAAAGTAAAAAAAGCAGGATTAGGAACTATGGCAGCATTAGGTATAGGTGCTGATGACGTGAAAGAAAATGTTAGAGGTAAAGGAGCTTTATTACCAGCGTTTGGTTTAGCAGGTATGGCTAAATATCAATCTATGAATAAAAAAGATAAAATGCCAGAAGATAAAAAAGCATCTGGTATAACTAAGAAAGAAACACAGGGTATGGCATTAGGTGGTATGACTCCACAAGGAACAGGTTCTTACCTAAAAATAAATATTGACGGTGATGAGAGTTTTACCAACGCATCAGCACAAGCTTACTATAAAGATCTAATAAAAGGCATAGGGTAAGTGTCAGGACTAAAAAAATGGTTTGCTCAAAAGTGGGTAGACATAGGCAGTAAGAAAAAAGATGGCACATTTGCAAAATGTGGACGAAGTAAACAAAAAGCAGATGCAAAGAGAAAGTATCCTAAATGTGTACCTCTTGCAAAAGCACAAAGAATGACTGAAGGTGAAAGAAGAAGTGCAGTAAAAAGAAAAAGAGCGAAAGCTCAAGGTGTTGGTGGTAAGCCAACAAATGTTAAAACATTTACAGCCTTTAAAGGAGGCATAGTAGATAAATATTATAATGGAGTTTTGTGATGGTTGTAAAAATAGGCAAAGAAATATTTAAAGATGATTTTAAAAAAGGTGATTATCTTAAAAGATTGAAACAGAAAGGCACTACTAAAGATCTTACTAAATATAAAGTTAAAAAAATAAAAGTTGATATTGACAAAAAAGCTATTGGCGGACCTGCAAAAACAAAAAAAGGTTCTACAGACTTTGGTATGTTGTCCGTAAAATATGGTGTAGATAATAACCCTAATCCCACTCATGCTGATAGAATAGCAGCAGCAACTAAAGGCAAAAACAAAAAACCAGAAGGTGCTTTTCTTGGTAAAATTTTTCAAAATCCTAAAATAAGAGAAATGTTTGCAAGAGTTAAGGGAGATACTGCAATACAAGATCCAGAGGCATATAGACAAGCTTACAATAAGTACGCAACTGCATATGGTAATGAACCAATGAAAGGCGATGAAGATAAAAAAGTACAAGCTAAAAACGGCAAGTTTATTGTAAGAGGTATGGGTGCTGCGATACGTGGCGGTTCAACAAAAGGTTCAAGTTAGGAGGACAAAATGGGATTTGATTTTAAAAAATTTTTAGCAAGCGGTAAACCACCAACAGAGGCAATAGCAAGAGGAGGATCTCGTCCAAAAGGTTCACCCGAACCTACAGTTATTAAAGGACCAAAAGATAAAAAAAAGAAAGTTGTAAAAAAAAGCAACCAGTTTAGTAAAGCAGTTAAGAAAAGCCAGACAAAAGCTAAAGTAGAAAAAAAAGCAGCTAAAGAAAAAAAAGCTAGAAACAGAACAAATTTTAGCAGTAAAAATATAATACTTGGATCAAATATGATTAAAAGTGGCGTATTAGGAAGAAAAGTAAATCCTAAAAAAAGTAATCCTGACAATTTTTTTGATGATTTAATGAAAACAAAAACTGTGCAGGGTGGTAAAGATTTAGCAAAAAAGTATTCTGATTCTATGACTTTTAAAGTACCTGTCTTCATGAAAAATATGCAACCTAAAGCAGCTGTAACTAAGGAAGAATTACAGGCTTATAGAGATAAAAAAGGTAATCAAAAGTTAGAGTTAAGAGATTATTTAAACGAAAAAGCTGGTTTAACAAGAAGAAAATTTGGTGGTATTGCAATTAAAGGTGTTAAGGACCCAAACAAAATTTTTAAAGGTTAGGATGATATATGGCTACATCAGGATCAACTTCATTCGATTTAAATATAGACGACATAATTCAGGAGGCCTATGAAAGATGTGGGGTACGCACAAATAGTGGGTATGATCTAAAATCAGCAAGAAGAAGTTTAAATATTCTTTTCAGCGAATGGGGAAACCGAGGAGTGCATCTTTGGAAAGTAAGTTTGAAAGAACAACTGTTGACAGCGGGAACGAGAACATACGATGCACCAAGCGATGCAAACGATATATTAGAAGCTTACATAAGCACTACTACGGGACTTACAACTTCAACAAACGAAGTGTCCCTAACTAAAATATCAAGAAGTGAATATGCAGCATTGCCTAATAAAGGATCGCAAGGTCAACCAAGTCAGTATTATGTAGATAGACAAACAACTCCCACTATCACATTATATCAAACACCTGATGCATCAACGTATACGTATTTAAAGTATTATTATTTAAAAAGGATTGAGGATGCAGGTTCTTATACTAATCAAGCTGACGTGGTCTTTAGATTCATTCCATGCATGGTGGCTGGTCTTGCCTACTATTTAAGTATGAAAAGAGCACCACAGTTAGTGCAAACTACTAAATTAGTATATGAAGATGAATTACAAAGAGCATTGACAGAAGATGGTCAAAGAACTTCTGTTTACATTACTCCACAAACTTATTTTCCACAAGGTGCATAATGGCATACGCAAGAGGTAAATATGCAAAAGCAATATCAGACAGATCAGGTATGGCTTTTCCTTATAGAGAGATGGTAACAGAATGGAATGGTTCATTTGTACACAAATCAGAGTTTGAAGCAAAGCATCCACAGATAAGAAGAAAGCATGTAAAATCAGATGCAGTTGCTTTAGCTAATGCTAGACCAAGACAAAAAGATGATAACAAAGATTTTATACTTTATATTAATAATGGTTTCTTTTCTGAAACTGGTGACACTGGTATAACAGGTGGAGCAAGTATGTCTCCTGATAGTAGTGACAATATACTAGGAACAAAACTTACAGCAGTTCAAGCTACAGCTTCAGTAGGAACTAATTTTACAGTGGTGATTTCATGACTATTTCACATGCAAGTTTTTTAACACAAGTAAGAAATTATACGGAAGTAGATTCTAATGTATTATCAGATACTATAATAGATGAGTTTATTAGAAATACAGAATTAGATATAGCAAACAAAGTTGACTACGATGATATACGTAAATATGTTACAGGTTCTACAGGAACTCAAAAATATCTAAATGTGCCTGATGACTGTATTGTTATAAGATCTGTGCAAGTTATAAGTAGTAGCACCAGAGATTTTTTAGAAAAAAGAGATACCTCTTTTATAGCTGAATTTAATCCCACAGATGCAACAGGTTTACCTAAGTATTTTGCAAATTGGGATGATAAGAATATTTTGTTTGCACCAGTGCCTGATCAAAATTACGATGTTCAATTAAATTATATAAAAGATCCTGAACATTTTACCAGTACAACTGCAACATTTTTATCAAAGCATCAGGAAAGTTTATTACTTTATGGTGTGCTTGTTGAATGTTTTAGTTATTTAAAAGGCCCTATGGATATGTACAAAACGTATCAAGCAAAGTATAATGAAGAAATGCAAGCGTTTATGATGCAACAAATGGGCAGACGTAGACGTGCAGAATATGATGACGGTGTTTTAAGATTACCTATGCAATCTCAATCACCATAAATAACAAGGAGAAAAAATATGGCAATAACAACAAGTGTAGTAACTAACGTGTTTAAAACTGATGTTCTGAAAGGAGTGCATAATTTTACAGCTGCACCAACAGGCAACACTTTTAAATTAAGTATGTATACATCAAGTGCAACTCTTGGTAAGTCAACAACATCTTATACATCTGACAATGAAGTAAGCTCACCATCTGGTTATACTGCAACTGGAAAAGCTTTAGTATCATCTACTCCAGTTTTGAGTACAGATACTGCTGTTTGTGACTTTGCAGATTTATCTTTTGTAGGTGTTACTCTTACAGCAAGAGGTGCTTTAATCTATAACGATTCAGCTTCTGGAGATCCAGCAGTTGCAGTATTAGATTTTGG